AGATAACGAAGAACAAATTCCTGAATACATGGCATATGTAAAGAAGTACTCGTAACTCAAATAGTCGTATCAACAAAAGCCTTCGGGCCTGGAACTGCAAATGAATAAGAATATCAACCACGCGCAAACGTTTACTCGCGATCTTCCAGACATCGAACGGCGTGAGCATGGGCTAAAGAAAGCCCCAACAAAGGCACAGATGCAACAGATGGAGAAGAAGGAACACGGATTAAAGCGGACACCTTCTATGTCTGAGATTATGCGTATCGAGCGCAAAGAACACATCAAGCCTAATGGCGATGTGATTATCGGTAAAGGTTATAAAGGAAGAGCAAGGGCAAAGTAATGGCTAAGACAGTGAAGACGATGAAACCAGCAAAGACTATGTCTGACATGATGGGCGTGAAGAAGGCTCATCCAATGGGTTGCAAATGCCCTAACTGCAAAAAGAACTGCTAAGATGCCACAGTCACTCAAACTACCTGATGGGTACAAGGTACTAGATTCCGGTAAGGATCGATCAAAAGGTCTTTACCGGATGATTAAACGTCCCAACGGGACTGTTTACAAAGAGTGGTATCACCTATATTCTCCAGCAGAACTTCAAGCCCTTAAGGATAAAGACAACAAGGAATTTGGGCAGATAAGTTCGCATAACCTAGAAGGTAATGCAAAGTCAGCAACTGGGTTAGCCGCGGCTACAGGAGCCGTTGCGGCTGGTGCTTATTACAATATGAGCGCAGACCGCCAGTCAAAACTTAAACGCTTGGTACGTGGTGCGACTTTAGGTAAAACACGACCGCAAGGTGTAGGTGTTAAAACTCCTACTGGATCAGCCGGTGACGTACGGGGACGAGTTGTACCTGATCGCCCACCTGCTATTGTTAGGTCGGCAGGTAGTTTCAATCAGAGAGGTTCAGCAATGCCACAACAAGGCAATTTATTTGATCAACCAGAACCACCAAGTGGTAAAAAGAAAGCACCTGGGCGCCGTTATGCTCCAGCCGGTACGGCTAAATCTACTGGAAAAGGCACAAGAGGTGTTCCACGTCCTGCACCAAGAGCAAGTGGTAAAGCTGCTGGACCTGCGCCTAAAACTCCAGTAACTCAAGCGCGACCTACGCCTTTGAATCCTAACCGTAACACAGGACCGTGGCGCCCAACGCCTGTTAATCCAGACTATAAGGTTGAAGGGCCTAAACCAGCTGTTGATCAGCGATATCGAACAACTAATCCATTAAAATCTGGTTCTATGCCGTATGGTTCAACTGGTACTCCCAATATACCTTCAGATTATTGGACTAATCCAAATCGTATGAATAAAGGTATTCCGTATAATCCTAGTAAAAATTACGGGGTTACTACAACTGGAGGGACACCTAATTGGGTAAGGTCTTTAAATCCATTACAAGGAGAAAAGTCAATGTTACGTCCATCTCCTTTGAATCCTGATGTTCCAGATGCACCAAGTGGTGGAACGCAGAAAAGTGGTACTCGATACGCACCTGCTGGGACTGCAAAGGCAACTAATAAAGGCACACGTGGTGTCCCACGTCCTACGCCTCGATCTAATTTTAAACCCGCAACCGGAGGAGCTCCTGTGCCAGAACCATCAACAAAACCAACAGCACGTACAACGCCAGTACAACGAGGTAGTGCTGCGCCACGAACCCCATCACCAAGTCTCCCTGCTCGTAACACAAGCCCAGCAACTGGCAAGTACAGTGGACGCAGTACTGGAGTTTCTACAAAGCCAAATACCCCAGGGGAACTTAAAGCCATTGAAGATGCTATGCGAGCGCGTAGAGCTGGCACTGGTGGAACTTCATTGAGTGGTCAACGTACAGCGTTGCGACCAACACCGTTGGCTCCAGTGCGAGTGCCTAATAGCCCAGAAGGTCCATTGACTGGTCAACGTACAGCATTGCGCCCTACGCCGTTGAACCCTGATTTCAGACCAGGACCCGTAGGTCAACTTCCTAATGGACCGCTCAATCCTGTTCCAGGCCCACTTGGACGTACGGCACCAAAACCTGGTTTCTTTGATAAGGTCAACAAGTTTGTTGGCGATTTAGGTAAACGAGGTACTGGCATAAAGCGTGTTGACACGCTGTTTCAAGCCGCTGGAATGATTGATAAGTTAGGTGGAGAACCATATCGGCAACACATGGCTGCGCATCCAGGAGACAGGAATCTGACTCCTATGCAACTCAGCGAACATATGCGAACCTCAAAGCTTGAAGCACCAAAAGCAGCCGCCGCACCTGCGCAACCTGGTGAAAACAAACCTGCTGGTGGTACATCACAGAAACCAAGTGGACCTGCTTACTTCCCAGAGGCTGGTCGTAATGGTAGTGCTGTTCGTACAAGCGTTTGACTACTCGCTTCAAAAGGGTACTAACTCTGGCACGAAGTACCTGGAGCATATGTTCCGTCGTGACAAGATTAGTGCAGACGATCAACAGCGACTTCGCGAGCGATTCAACAAGAAGGTTGTTGGAGATCAAACGCTTAAGGAATACGGTGCTGACAAGGGCATTACTCAAACTCTCGAAGGCAAGAAGTCCGGACTTGGTGAAGCGTTGCTTGGTAAGTATCGAGACACAGGTACTTACAAGGGTAATACTGATTACGATGTTATGCGAGCAGCTGCTGAAGCAAGACTGGCTAAGAAGTAACCGAAGGGGAGCAAACGCTCCCCTTTTTTCTTGTCTGCCGTATACTTGCTTACATGAGTGAACTGCAAGCAGGTACAGAGTTTGAGGAAGACGGTATCTGGTATCGCCGTACAAGTATGGGAGTGGTTAAACTCTGCGAAGGCACGATAGTCCGTGAAGGCAAAGAGATGCGTTGTAGAAGCGCATCAATTAAAGGACAACAGTTCTGTCCTCAACACGGCATGAAGCACATGATGAAGGCAGAGCGACCACAAGCCTTGGCTCATGCGTATCAAAAGCACCGCCGTCGCTTCAAGTCTATTGGTAAAGAACTACTTGAGAAGGTAGATGATTACCGAGAAGACCCAGACCTTTTCTCTCTGCGTGACGATACAGCCTATCTAACTGCTTTATTGGATAAACGTGCCGAAGCAGCTGCTGAAGGCGTTAGTATCGAGCAGTACAGGCGCATAGAGGCAGCATACAATCTCTGCCGAAGTAAACTTGGTAGCCCAGATTTCATTGACTGCTTTGAACAACTAGGTGAGTCTATTACACAGAGGCTGGATGAGTTTGCGGCATCTAAAGACGTACTCGATCTTATTGAACGCCGAACAGACCTGGTTGAAGCAGAACAACGTATGATGCAGACTAAGTCGTACGTACTCGAAGCAGATCAAGCGTTTATGCTTATCATGCAGGTGGTTGAGGTAGTCAAGTCATGCGTACGTAATGCAGATGAACTGACCGCTATCAAGACGGGTATAAACAAGTTGTTGAAGTCTCATAAACAAGACACCGAGGAATCGATAGAGGATGCTGTAATCGTAGATGAACGCTAAACAGATGAAGCGAAACACTCCTAAAGAGTTTCGTCACTTCACCAGGAATGACAAGCCGTTGGCCGAAGCATTGCTCGAAGCAATGGAGGATCAGATACAACTTGTGCTTGAAACTGGTGACTACGACTCTGGACGCGCCGCCGCTATTGATGGCGCGTCAATGGATTACTTGTCTTGGCTTAGGACGTATGCACCTCATGCTATGTCATCTACACTTGGAGAACATCATATTCGGGCCTGGGAGTGGGCTGAGTCAATTGAGCCTGGTGTTGTCCCACCTGCTCTGATTGAGTGCTGGTTCCGTGGTGGTGGTAAGTCCACAACGATGGAACATATCGCTGCTCGCATTGCAGTCAAAGGATCAAAGCGGTTCCTCCTGTATGTCTGTTCGACCCAAGAAGCGGCAGACAGACACGTATCCGACATTGCCCACACGATGGAGCGTTGTGGTATTGAAAGGGCTTTGAACCGCTATGGATTCTCAAAGGGATGGAACGCTTCTAAACTCCGTACGGCCAACGGCTTTAATGTTCTTGCGTTCGGTCTTGATACTGGTGCGCGCGGCGTCAAGCTTGATCACCTACGTCCTGATTTCATTATACTTGACGACATTGATGAGCTTGATGATAGCGTTAATCGCGTTGAGAAGAAGATAGCCACCATCACCCAGACCATTCTCCCGGCTAAGAGTACTGACTGCGCTATCGCCTTTGTACAGAACAAGATTCACGCTAACAGCGTTATGGCGCAGATTCTCAACGGAGAACTTGACGCACTCCAGGAACGCATCCAGAGTCCGATCGTACCGGCTATTCAAGGTCTTACATACGAACCAATCGAGCGCGAGGATGGACGTACTGGTTACAAGATTACCGGAGGAACAGCAACCTGGGCGCACAAGAACCTACAGGTTTGCCAACGTGAGATTGATGACTACGGAATTCTGTCGTTCTTACGAGAGTGCCAGCATGAAGTTGGCGTAGGCGGTCGGTTCTTCCCGCAGTTCAAGCAGTACGACACGACAGGGCAACCATGGCACGTTGCGGATTACATCGATGTCAAACCTTGGTGGCGTATCTGGGCAAGCCATGACTTTGGTACAGCAAGCCCTGCTTGTTCGATTATCTATGCCAGTGACGAGAACGAAACCATCTATGTCATTGGTGAGATTTATGAGGCTGGCAACGTGAGTAGCCAACAGGCTATGAAGTTACTCAAATGGCTGGAAGCACGTGAGTACGCAAAGCCTTTGAAGGCTAAGATGGAAGACGGTCTTTGGAATACAAAGTTGGAGGCAATTGCTTTTGACTACGGAAACACATTCCCACCAGAGAACGCCGCGCAACGTATTGGTGAGTATCCTGTCGAAGTTTGGTGGCGCCGTGGTCTTCCTGCTGTTCGTGCAGTAAAGGATCGTAAAGCAGGGTGGCGTCGATTGCAGGAATGGTTGGCTGCTGTACGTATAAAAGATGGCAAACCATATCCACGATTCGTGATTGCAAGGAACAACTGCCCTAACCTTATCCGTGAGTTAGAAGCCGCCATGTGTGACCCAAAGGACCCTGAAGACTTGGACAGCGGAACCAAGTCTGACCACGCACTTGACTCATGCCGGTACGGCGTTATGTGGAGAGAGTTTCCAGTCACTTGTCCAGAGGTCTCTAAGGCTGCGTCTTGGAAGCCAGCATGGCTTAGTGGGAACGACGAGGACAGTTACGTTTAATGCTCAGTGGTATCATTCAAATTGCATTACTGGTTGTTATTGCTCTGTTTTCAGCATTGACGTACCGTGACGTACGATGGTTTCGCATGGAACAACAGCAGCGAATTGAACGGATTAAGCAAGGTGAGAGGTACTTATGAGAAACCCGCTATTTACTCTTAAGCGGAAAACGGCTGAACCTGGTATGTATAACAGGTCTCAAGCTGTTGGTCTCAACCCACCTGGAATGCAAACTATCAAGCAGAGCATTATGGCTCTGAAGAAACCTAGTGCTACTGGTACACCCGGTAGTTTTGACGCGCAAAATCTTGACCTTCAAGATCCAGATGAACTTGGTATTGACCACGAACATAACAAGTGGAAAGTCGTACCTAAAGAACAACCAGAAGAAGCAGTCAAGGTAACTAACTTTGTCAAAGGTGAGTTTGATCGAGCATATCGCGCTCGCCAAGAAATGGAACTAGAGTGGGCGCAAGCACTAGCCTTCTTTGAAGGGCGCCAATGGTTTCGTATCAACTCCCAAACTCGTAACCTGGTTCAATTGCAGAACCCGTCTGAGCCTAACCGCTACATGACAGTCAATAAGATGCGTCCGCTTTTGGATGGTGTTGTTGGCAAACTAACCCAGGTTGCACCAGATGCTCGTGCTGTTCCACTCAGCATGAACCCGAAAGACCAAGCTGCTTCTGACGAGGCTAACTTTATTGCTGGTCATTACACCCGTAAGTTTGATC